TTTATAATTCAGATGTCACAAATAGAAACCGCAATGGTCAGACTGCAAGTGGATTATATTCTTTGTTCATACCTATGGAATGGGGTTACGAAGGATTTATCGACAAGTATGGGTATCCTGTATTCGACAGCCCACAAAAACCGGTTGAAGGAATTGATGGGGAAACAATATACACAGGAGTTGTTGAGCACTGGGAAAATGAAGTAGATGGTTTAAAAGGAGATAGCGATGCTTTAAATGAGTATTACAGACAGTTTCCAAGATCAGAAAAGCATGCTTTTAGAGACGAAACAATTAATTCTTTATTTAATTTAACTAGAATTTATGAACAAATAGATTTTAATGAAGAAATAACAGCTAAAGGTCATGTAGTACAAGGTACATTTAGCTGGAAAAATGGTATAAAAGATACTGAAGTTATTTGGGTACCTACTAAAAATGGAAGATTTAAAGTTTCTTGGTTACCTAATAATAATTTTCAAAACAATACTATACATAAAAATGGTATTAAATATCCTGGCAACGATGGCCTTGGTGCTTTTGGTTGTGATAGTTATGATATTAGTGGTACTGTTGGTGGTGGTGGATCTAATGGAGCTCTTCACGGATTAACTACTTTTAGTATGACGCCTGATGTACCTACAACAAAATTTTTTTTAGAATATGTTGCAAGACCTCAAACTGCTGAAATATTTTTTGAAGAAGTTTTAATGGCATGTGTATTTTATAGTATGCCAATACTTGCTGAAAATAATAAACCAAGACTATTATATCATTTTAAACGAAGAGGTTATAGAGGTTATTCTATGAATAGACCAGATAAACTAATAGGTAATTTATCTAAAACAGAATTAGAATTAGGTGGTATACCAAATACATCAGAAGATATTAAACAAGCACATGCAGCTGCTATAGAATCTTACATAGAAGAATATGTAGGAAGCAATGATACTGGGCATGGAAATATGTTTTTTCAAAGAACACTAGAAGATTGGGCTAAATTTGATATATCAAAAAGAACAGCTTATGATGCGTCTATAAGTAGCGGTTTAGCTATAATGGCTTGCAGAAAGCATATGTATCGCCCTTATGCAAAAAAAATAAATAAAAAAATTGATTTTGGATTTGCAAAATACAAAAACGAAGGATCAATGAGTGAGATAATAAAATAAATATGGCAATAACTACAGGACAACTTCCTACGCAATTTCCGAGTCAAGCAGTCTCAGATGCTGAAAAGCAGTCAAAAGAATACGGTTTATCTGTAGCTCGAGCAATTGAACAAGAGTGGTTTAATAAAGACAACGGCGCCACTATGGCTTCTTTCTTTCAATCAACACAAGAATATAATAGATTAAGATTATATGCTAGAGGAGAACAGTCTATAAGAAAATATAAAGATGAATTTGCTGTAAATGGAGATTTATCTTATCTTAATTTAGACTGGAAACCAGTACCTATAATTCCTAAATTTGTAGACATTGTTGTAAATGGAATGCAGGATAGATTATTTGATATAAAAGCATTTGCACAAGATCCTATAGCTACAGAAAAAAGAACTGATTTTGTAAAAGGAGTAGAAAGAGATATGGCTTCAAAAGAAGTTTTAACAGCCATAGAGCAACAGTTAGGTGTTAGCGCAAGAAATGTTCCTGAAGACGAACTTCCTTCAAGTTCTGAAGAATTAGAGTTATACATGCAGCTTGGTTACAAGCAAGGAATTGAAATAGCTGAAGAGCAAGCTATAAATAATGTGTTTTTATCTAACAAATATCCTGAAATAAAAAAGAGAGTTGATTATGATTTAACGGTATTAGGCATAGGAGCTGTTAAAAATACATTTAATAATACCGATGGAATAAAGGTAGATTACGTTGATCCTGCTGATTTAATATGGTCCTATACTGATGATCCAAATTTTGAAGATTGTTATTATTTTGGAGAAATTAAAAGAATATCTACTAACGAATTACACAAACAATATCCAAATATACCTGATAGTGAAATTGCTGAATTAACAAAAAAAGGTTCTAATTGGGCAGATTATGATAATACTTTATATAATCCAAGAACCAATGAAATAGACAATAATAACACTTTAACACTGTTATATTTTAATTGGAAAACTTGGGAAAACAATGTTTATAAAATAAAAGAAACATCTACTGGTGCTGAAAAAGCTATTAAAAAAGATGATACTTTTGATCCGCCTTCTGATAAAAGAACTAGATTTAAAAAAGTAGCAAAAGCTATAGAAGTTATATACGAAGGAGCTTTTGTTTTAGGTACAAATACTTTGTTGAAATGGGAAAAAGCAAGTAACATGATTAGACCTTCATCTAATACAAATAAAGTATTGATGAACTATACTGTTTCAGCTCCAAGAATGTACAAAGGTGTAATATCATCTTTGGTTTCAAAAATGACACCATACGCTGATTTAATTCAATTAACACATTTAAAACTACAACAAACAATACAAAGAATGACACCTTCAGGTGTTTTTATTGACGCAGATGGGCTAGCTGAAGTTGATCTTGGTAATGGTACTAGTTATAATGCTCAAGAAGCTTTAAACATGTATTTTTCTACAGGTTCTATAATAGGTAGATCTTTAACTGTAGAAGGAGATCAAAATCCAGGTAGAGTTCCTATTCAAGAATTACCAGGAAGTGGTGGTGGTCAAGTACAAGTTTTAGTAGGTGCTTACAATCAGTATCTACAAATGATACGAGATGTAACAGGTTTAAACGAAGCTAGAGACGGATCAGATCCAGATCCTAATTCTTTAGTTGGAGTTCAAAAATTAGCCGCGGCAAATAGTAATACAGCAACAAGACATATATTATCCTCAAGCATGTATATAACATTAGCTTTAGCAGAAGCTGTATGTTTAAGATTTAAAGATGTTTTAGAGTTTCATCCAACAAAAAAAGCTTTTATAGGTTCTTTAGGTAAATTTAGCGTTGGGTCTTTAGAAGAAATGAACAATCTTCATTTACATGATTTTGGTATATTTTTAGAATTAGCGCCTGATGAAGAAGAAAAATCTTTATTAGAAGCTAATATACAAGTAGCTTTATCAAGAGATAGTATAAATTTAGAAGATGCTATAGATATAAGAGAAGTTAAGAATTTAAAATTAGCAAATCAATTATTAAAAGTAAGAAGAAAACAAAAACAACAGACTGATCAAGAAATGGCTCAAGCAGCTAGTGTTGCTCAAGCTGAAGCTCAAGGCCAAATGCAAATTCAAGTTGAAGAAGCTAAAGCTCAAGCAGAACAAATAAAAACAGAATCAAAAATACAATACCGTAGTGCTGATATAGAGTTTGAAATTAAAAAACTTGAAGTTGAAGCTAGAACAAAAAGAGAATTAATGCAATTTGAGTATGATTTAAATGTTAAATTAAAAGAACTTGAATTAGACGCTCAAAAAGAAATAATAGATAAGCAAAGCCAAACAGCTGAAAGTGTAGCTAATATAAAAAGCGTATCAGGACCTCCTAGTAGTGGTAAGCCGTCTAAATCATTTGAATCAAAAGGTAATGATGTACTAGGTGGCATTGATTTGTCTAGATTTGAGCCAAAATAAATAACGAGTAAATATTTTATTATATATAATCATGGAAGAACAAACACAAGAACAAGAACAATTTACAGTTAAAGCTGTAGAAGATAATACACCTGCGCCAAGCGCTCAAGAAAGAGAAGCTGAAGTTTTAGAACAAGCTGTTGAAAGCGGTGAAGTTGATGAAAAATATTCACCAAAAGAAATCGACGGCGTTGTTAAGCTTGATTTAGATAAATTTAAAGAAAAAGAAGAAAATGCCATTCAAGAGCGAAAAACAGAGGAAGTATCTTTGGATGTTTCATCCGAAGATAGCAAAAAAGTGGACAGCGAAGTACGGGTCGAATCCAGTGAAGAAGAAACTAAAGAAAAAGTAGAAGAGTCTAATAGTCCTTTAGAATTAATAAATGAAAAAGAAGAGAAGGAAGTAGAAGAAATAATTACTCCTTCAGCTAATGAAAAGGTAGAACAAAAACAAGAAAAGCTTGAACAAGTTTTGCCTGAAAATGTTGATAAATTAGTAAAGTTTATGGAAGAAACAGGTGGAACTGTTGAAGATTATGTTAATCTCAATCGTGATGTTTCTAAAATGGATAATGTTGATTTATTAAGAGAATATTACAGAACTACAAAACCTCATTTAGATGCAAATGATGTTGATTTTTTATTCAACAAAAATTTTGGATATGATGGAGAGACGGACGATCCGTCAGATGTAAAGGCTAAGCAACTAGCCTTCAAAGAAGAACTATATAATGCCCAAAATCACTTTAAAACATCAAGGGAAAAATATTATGCTGATCTTAAGTTAAGAAAGCAAGAAAATGTTGATCCTGAATATGCTAAAGCAATGGAATATTATCAAAGTTCTTTAAAGAAAGATGAAGATCATACTAATTTACAGCAAACGTTTTTGAAAAAAACTGATGATGTTTTTTCTGATAAATTCAAAGGTTTTGATTTTAAGGTTGGAGAAAATAAATATAGGTTTAAAGTAGATGACGCTAAAAAGGTTAAAGAATATCAATCAGATATGTCTAACTTTGTGAGAGAATTTTTAGATAAAGATGGAGCTATAAGCGATGCTCAAGGGTATCACAGAGCTATGTTTGCAGCAAAAAATGCAGACAAAATAGCAAATCACTTTTATGAGCAAGGCCGTGCCGATGCTATCCGCACTGCGGCAAAAGAATCTAAAAACATAAACATGTCACCTCGTCAAGACAATATGACAAATAAAAATAGTGAACAACCAAAAATAAGAGCTGTACAAGATAATAATCCTAATAAGTTGCGAGTAAAGTGGAAATAAATAATAATACTTAAAATCAAAACAAATGGCTTTTACAAGCGGAATACCGGCGGCGTTACAACCAACGCAGTCAAAAACAATGTACCCTGGAAACTATATAGATTTTCAAGCAGCAGGCTTTGAACAATGGGGACAACAATTTTTACCAGATGTATATGAAAAAGAAGTAGAACGTTACGGAAATCGTTCTATAGGATCTTTCTTACGTATGGTATCGGCAGAGATGCCATCAACTTCAGATCAAATTATCTGGACAGAACAAGGACGTTTACATACTCGTTATGCAAATATAATTCCTTTAGGAAATCAAGCAGCTTTACCAGCTGGAGCTGTTGCAGGAGCAATTGCAGCAGGTGCATCAGGTACAGCACTTAATTTTAGTGTACCAACTGCACAACCAAGAAGCACAGGATCAACTACAGATAAAACTGAGCCTGTAAACTTTAGAGTAGGTGCAACGGTAATGGTTCAAGTTCAAACAGGAGCAGCAACTGCTATTGGAGGAGCTGGAGAAGTTATCAAAGGTGTTGTTACTGCTGTAACAGGACAAAACTTTCAAATAAAATGTTATGTTGCTCATGCAGGAATTTTAATTGCCAACAGACTTACAGCTGTAGCTTATGGTAATGAATTTGCTAAAGGTACTGGAACTTTTACAGAATCTTTAAATCCTAGCTATGCTACATTTACTAATTCTCCTATTATCTTAAAAGATAATTATGCTATTAATGGATCTGACACGGCTCAGATTGGATGGATTGAAGTTACTTCTGAAAATGGAGCTAATGGATATTTATGGTACATGAAAGCAGAACATGAAGTAAGACTTCGTTGGGAAGATTATTTAGAAATGTCTATGGTAGAAGGTGTTCTTAAAACTGGTGGACAAGCTGGTGCTAATGGTATTGCTTTAGGCTATACTGCAGGTTCTAGTTCTATTACTGTTGCAGGAAACAATCAAAATGCTAAAGGTACTGAAGGTTTCTTTGCTGCTCTTGAAGCTAGAGGAAATGTATATCAAGGATTTGGTGCTCAAGCGGCTGCAGGTGCAGGTGGTGGTGCATTAACAGATTTTGATGCAGTTCTTCAGCAATTAGACAAGCAAGGAGCTATTGAAGAAAATATGCTTTTCTTAAATCGTGAACTTTCTTTAGAAATTGATGACATTCTTGCAATGCAAAATGGTGCATATCCAGGCGCAGCAGGTGTTGCTCATGGTACATCTTATGGTGTATTTAACAATAGTGCTGACATGGCTTTAAACCTTGGATTTACAGGATACCGTAGAGGATCTTATGACTTTTACAAAACTGACTGGAAGTATTTAAATGACTGGTCAACTCGTGGAGGTTTTGGAGATATTGAAGGTGCTTTAATACCAGCAGGTACTTCTACAGTATACGATCAGCAATTAGGTCAAAATATAAAAAGACCATTTTTGCACATACGATACAGATCTTCAGAAACAGAAAACCGTAAAAACAAATCTTGGATTACAGGATCTGTTGGAACAAGTTCTCCTACTACTGATATTGATGAGATGAGAATTGCTTATTTAAGTGAAAGATGTCTTATTACACAAGCGGCTAATAACTTTGTGTTATTCAAAGCTTAATTTTTAACTATAGGATACGGGCTCTTCGGAGCCCAGTATTCTTATTTTATATTATTTTATCATGACTACAAAAACAAAAATTAAAAAACAAGATTGGGAAATTAAAGACAGAGTGTATATTTTAAAAAATGACATGAGTCCTTTAACTTACACAATTCAAACTAAACATACTAATAAAAAGCCTTTGCTTTATTTTGATGAAGAATTAGGTATTAACAGAGAGTTAAGACTTGCTTCTAATCAAAGATCATTATTTGTTGAAGAACAAGATGGTTATAGCACGTTGCAACACGTAATATTTCAAGATGGAATATTAAATGTTCCAAGAACAGAAGTTAATCTTCAAAAACTTTTATCAGTTTATCATCCTAATAAAAAATGGGAAGAAATAGATGATCAAATTATAGCTGAAGATGAAGTTGAAGATGTTGAATTTGAACTACAAGCATTGAATCTTGTTCAATCTCTTGATATATCTCATTTAGAGGCTATCATGAGAACTGAATTAGGATCAGCAGTTGCTAGTTTAACGTCTAAAGAATTAAAAAGAGATGCTTATAGATTTGCAAGAGCTGAACCTTCATTATTTATAGAATTATCAGAAGATGAAGATATAACATTAAGAAATTTAGCCAATAGAGCTGTTGAAACAGGTATATTAATCTTAACAGATGATAATACAGTTTTCAAACTAGGTTCTAATGGTAAAAAGATAATGACAATTCCTTTTGATCAACATCCTTACGGAGCATTAGCTCAATACTTTAAAACAGATGAAGGTGTTGATTTAATGAAATCAATTACTAAAAAGCTTTCATAGCTTACCTGATGTAAGATAAGAAATTAATCTTACATCAACTAAATTAATAATAAACAAAAATAAATGGTTAATATAAACAATGTATACCAAACTGTTCTTGTTATAACTAACAAAGATCATCGAGGTTATATAACGCCTGATGAATTTAATAGATTAGCAGAGCAAGCTCAAAATGAGATATTTGCTAGTTATTTTGCTAGAGAAGCAGGATATGAATTAAATGCATTTTTAACTAGTGATTTTTCAGACCCAAACCAATACTTAGCTGAAAAGATAAGTGTATTTTATAAAAATGGTACATTAACTAAATTAGATAAAGAATTTACATATCCAACAGATATATATAGAGTTGGTGTAGTTTCTGTAGGTAATTCAGTTGCAGATAGAGCTTCTAATGAAGAAATTAAATATATAAATTTATCTCCATTAACAACACCTGTAAAAACTCAACCAGTATATACCTTAACAAGCTCAGGTGTAGTTGTTTATCCTTCAACAATTACAGATGATGTAAGTTTAGATTATTTAAAACAACCAGTACGACCTAAATGGGGTTACGTACTTCAAGGTACTGTGCCATATTATGATTCAACATCATTTGATCCAGCAACTGATAGCTATGATACAGCTGCTAAATCTTATAATTTTGAATTACATCCATCTGAAGAAAATAATTTGGTTGTAAGCATATTAAATTATGCTGGAGTAGTTATAAAACAAGCAGACGTAGCAGGATTTGCACAGGGTAAAGAACAACAAAACGCAGCAACTGAACAATAATGGCAGTATCAAGAAGACCTTTAGATGTAGATAATTATTCAGCCTTAGACGGTGGAACTGGATTAGCTATCCCTGGTTATTACAGGAGAACAAATTTAAATGATATTATAAATAATTTTATTGTTGCCTACATAGGTGATGGAAAAGTTTTAACAAAAGTTCCAAGATATGAAGTAGCTTTTTGGGCTCAAAGAGCGGTTCAAGAATTTAGTTATGATACTTTTCATTCTGAAAAAGCTTTAGAAATACAATTAAGTTCTACTAGGCAAATGTCTTTGCCTTCAGATTATGTTAATTACATAAGCATACAGTGTACAGATGCAAATGGAGTTATGAGAACTATACTTCCAAGCACAACGACAAGAGCTAATCAAGGCGTAGCTCAAGATGAAAATTATCACTATTTATATGATAACAATGGTAATATTGTATTTGCAGAAACGTCTGAAACAATAGATAGATATCAAAAAGGAAGATCAGTTGAAGAAACAGAACAATTAGCTAACTCTTTTTATTATGGATCTTTTGATAGAAATAATTTTAGTTATTTTGGTGAAAGATATGGTTTGACTCCACAATTCGCAAATATGAATGGTACGTTTGTACTTGATTTAAATGCTGGTCAAATATATTTTCCATCATCATTTCCTAAAGACACATACATAACATTAAATTATATATCTGATGGATTAGGACAAAATGGAGATTTTGATAATGTATTAGTACCTAAAATGGCAGAAGATGCTGTTATGTCTACGATATTATATAATTTATCTAAATTAAGACCTTCAGCTTCTGGAGCTGCTGGTTTATATAAAAAAGAAGCAGCGGCTAAAACTAGAAATGCTAAGATTAGATTAGCTAATATGAAGATTGAGGAAATGACTCAAATATTTAGAAACAAAGCTAAGTGGATTAAACACTAATAAAACTTTATGCCAGAAATTAAAAGAACATTTAATGTCGGTAAAATGAACCGAGATTTAGATGATAGAATAGTACCTCCCGGTGAGTATCGAGAAGCGTTAAATATCAATATAGGACAATCAGAAGGTTCAGATGTTGGTGCTGTGGAGAATTTATTAGGTAATGAATTAGTTGCATCTAATGGTCTTTCTGGCACTGCAAAATGTATTGGTTCTCTTGCAGATGAAGCTAATGAAAAAATTTATTACTTTATTACAACAAATTCTATATATAATGAAACCAATACTGGTAGTCATGGTATATACGAATACAATCAAAAAACAAGATTTTGGAAAGCTTTAATAGTTTCTCAACAATTAAATTTTCATGTTAATTATCCTATAAGTGGCATTAATTTAATAGATGACCTTTTATTTTGGACTGACAATAGAAATTATCCAAGAAAAATAAATGTAGTTACAGCTAGTAATAATGTTAATTATTACACAGCACCTGCATATATAGATAATTTAATATCGGTATGTAAATTTGCACCTTATAAATCTGCAACTTTAATTACAGCTATAAGATTAGGTTCTATATCATCTACTTTTTTAGAAGATAAATTAGTTAGATTTTCTTATAGATGGAAATTTGAAGATAATGAATATAGCACATTAGCTCCATTTTCTTCTATTTGTTTTTCTAGGTTAGATCAGCTAGATTCTGTGTCTGGTAATATACAAAATTTTGGAGAAATTGAAACATTTACAAACGCTATAAATCAAATTCAATTACAAGTGCCTACGCCAACTGGCTATGGTATTAAAAATGTTGAATTAATTTATAAAGAATCTGGATCAGGTACTTTATATGTTGCTGAAGATAAAGAAGTTACAACAGAACCTTTTATAAACTTTACATATTCTTCAACTGATCCATTTAGAACTTTACCTGGAGATCAATTAACTAGAGTTTATGATTCAGTTCCTAGAAAAGCTTTATCACAAGAAGTAGGTGGAGGTAGATTAGTTTATGGTAATTTTTTACAAAACTATAACGTACCATCTATTGCATTTAATGTTACTGTAACAGGTGATGATGATGCTAGAAACACTGGACCAACAGGTCCTTTAAAAAATCAATCTGTTAAATCAAGAAGAACTTATCAAGTTGGTGTTGTATTAGCTGATAAATTTGGTAGACAATCACCGGTTATATTATCTAGTGATGGAGTAGATACTGTTTATGTTGATCCTGATAAAGGAAGTGCATCTTCAACAACAGCTTTTAATGCTTTAAGAATAGCTTTTACAGATGTAACACAAATACCTACATGGGCTTATTCTTATAAAATTGTTGTAAAACAAAGAGAACAAGAATATTATAATTGGATTTCTGTTGTATCTTCAGCAAGCACAGTACAAAGATTAGGTGATAGTATAAATAAAATACCTAGAGATCAAACTGCTGTTATACCACCAAGTACTGGTAATTCAATATCACCTTGTGATGTATCTGTTTATCCTAAATATTTAGGAGGAGGAAATGTTTATACGTCAAATGCGGCTAATAATTTTGCAGGAAGTTTACAATCCATACAATCTATAGCAAATCCACAAGGTACAGCTTTAGTAAATACTTTAAACAACGCGGGTGCAGGAGTAACTTCTGGAGTTTGTGTTTTTGAAACAGAACCCGTTAGTTCTGAATTAGACATATTTTACGAAACATCAACAGGTGGTCTTGTTGGAAATATTGAAAACGTTGTTATTAATATTAATTTTTTTAATTGTATACTTTTAACTTTTGATCCAGATGGAGGAGGTTCTAACGATGATCATATAGAAATAAATAGAATTAGAGCAGGTTATAATCAACCTTTTTTTGACGTTGGAGTTAGAGCTTATGTTGTTCAAGAAAACTTTACAGAAGAAAGAAGAAACAATACTCTTATACATTCTAGTGGACTTTTAAATTCTAGAACTGGTATAAATTATATAAACCAATTTAATGAAGCTGAAGGTGGTTTAACTATATCTTTAGATCCTTTAAATGGATCAGTACAAAAATTATTTTCTGATGATACGCAAATTATTGTGTTTCAAGAAAGTAAAGTTTCTCGTTCTCCTATAGATAAAGATTTTATTTATTCAGCAGAAGGTGGTGCTGTTCCTGTAACTAGTAATTCACAATTTTTAGGAACTATAGCTGCTTATGCTGGTCAATTTGGTATATCTAAAGATCCTGGTTCTTTTGCATCTTATGGTTTTTCTAGATATTTTACTGACAAAAATAAAGGTACTGTATTAAGATTATCTCAAAATGGAATACAAGAAATATCACAAAACGGTATGGGTGATTTTTTTAGAGATGCATTAAAAAATTCTACAGAAATAATAGGTTCTTATGATGAGTATAGTAGAATTTATGAATTAACTATAATTGGTGAAGGTTATGATAGCAATATAGATACTAATGTAGCTACAGCTAGTGATGGTTATTTAACTTTATGTTTTGATGATCGTTCAAATGGTTGGACTAGTTATAGATCTTTTAAACAAGAAGATGGAGTTTCTTTAAATAATAAATATTATACATTTAGTGCAGGAAATTTATATCAACATCATAGTAATAACGTTTCGAGAAACAATTTTTACGGATCAGGAGTAAAAGAATCTTATATAATTCCTATATTTAATGATGCTCCTTCTTTAGTTAAACAATTTAATTCTCTTAGCTATGAAGGCACTTCTGGATGGGAATTAGATTATATTCAAACAGATATCAGTTCAGCAGGTTCAATACCTGTATTACAAACTTCTTACAGTACAACTTTGCAACTTTCTGGATCAGCTCCTCAATCTATTTTTAATGGAGCTAATACTATTATTAATAAAACAAACTTTGGAATAAGTTGGGCTATTTTTGTATCTCCTTTAAATTCACAATACGCTTTTGATACAACATCTTTTGCAAGTGAAGTAATATTAACTCAAGCTTCTGGTAGTTCGTTAACAATAACAAATCCAACAGCTGTCACTGATGGTAATTTAGTTTTTTTAGTGCAACATACTGTTGGTAGTGCTGACACTGTACAAACATTAGATATAACAGGAACTGGACCTGGATTAGCATTTACGGTAGCATTATTAACAGTAAACACTGCTGATACCGTTTCTTTAGCAACAATAAATCCTGCGTCTTTTGTATTTAACAGTTCGGGTGGCAATGAGCTAGAATTCACAATAGATGCTTTCACTAATTATTATGTAGATAACAGTAATATTACTATTAACACCGTTGATATGCCAGCTAGTACAGCTCCTGGTACAATAACTAATGAAAGAAGTGGAGTTGGTGGAGATAATATAACATACACTATACCTATAACCGTTCCTTCAACAGCAACGGCTGGAACTGTATTAATAAACGGAACTGCAACTATAAAGTATTTATTGCAATTAAATCAAGGAGCTATTTCAGCGCCAACAGGTGGTACTGTTACTTATGTACTTCCTATTCAATCTAACGGTGACGTTAGTGGTGTAGGTGTAGCTTTTTACAATGGACCTTTTGATGCACCTAGTACTAGAACCGCTGTTATAACATATACATGCTCAAATACACAAGTTTTAGTTAGCAACAGTTATGTTATTACTGGTTTTCCAACTGGAACAACAAACACGCCTGTTTTAAATAACAATGATGGAACTTTAGTTATAACAAAAGTAATACCTGTGCTAACTGCAGATACTTCAATAACGCCAATTGTAGATTCTACAGTTGGACCAGCGACTGCTACTTTAGGTAGCACTTCAGCAACACAGTCTTTAACATCAGCTGGAACAGCTGTAACTATTGCATCTACTTGGAATGTTTCTGGAACCGTATCAAGTCCCGGAGTTTTACCTACATGGCTTTTATTAAACGGAGCAAATGCAAGTATTCAGTTAATTCCTGGAACTTCATTTACAATAAGTGCAACAACTAATCCTAATCCTGGAACTTCTAGATCAGCAACTATAGATATAGCGTTAGCTTCTTCTAATACTAGAGTAACAGGTGCAGGAGTAGCAACTCAAACAATAACAATAACACAAGCGTAATATGGGAAATTTAGTAACATTTGCTTTTCAAAACAACGAAGGTAAATATTTTGCGCCAATAGCCTCTGAAGAACCTAATTATATTGTTGTCAATGGAGCTGTTCAGGCTAATGGTAATAAAATAGTAAGTGGAATAAAAGGAGCTTTTGCTTCAATTAAATTAAAATTACCAGTGGCTAACGCTGGTACACAAAAAGAATTATTTGCCTTAAACGCAGAAGCAGTTAATTCGTCAAATTAAATTATATGCAATTACAAGTAAGAAAATTACAAGAATCCGATTGGGATTTTTTACCAAGTTGGTGGGAAGCATACAAAGCAGATGCTTTCCCACGTGACTTTTTACCAGGTTCATTTAAAATTGGTGATGAACAAGAAGAAAAAATAGGTTTAGGTGGTTTTATGGTTTGCAAAGGAGATGATCCTATTGCAGCCATGTGGCTATGGATGACAAATAGTAAGACTGCGATTCCAGCTGTTGTTATTAGCGATAAACATTATCGCGATACAGACAGAAGTGATGCGTTGCAACTCTTAGTAAATTTTACAACTGATTTTGCAAAAGACTTAGGATATAAATATGCATTTGCATGGGCAAAAGAAGGAATGTTATTAGATAAATATAAAAAAGCGGAGTATTATGTAGATGAAACTCCATCTTATGAATTAATAATGAAATACTAATGGGAAGTATAGTTAAAGGAGTAGCCTCAGCTTTTGGAGGCAAGAAAAGAAGGGCAGCAGAAAAATCCGCTAAAAAAGGTTTTGAAGGTGCTGAAGATGCTGTTGAAAATAGACAATTTCAAAATTCGTATGGAGATCTTACAGCTGGATCTTATGCGCCTGGTCAATACACACCTGGACAAGCAACTGGAGGAACTTTAGGTGGACCGATGGGTGTTGCTCAAGGTAGCACTTTAGGTGATGCTCAAGGATATACATCTGAAGGATACACATCTCAAGGATATGAAGGTCAAGGATACAGCGCACAAGGTACAAATGTAGGAGGATTAGCAAGAGGTGCAAATACTGGTCTTACTAATACTATGTCTAATCTTCAAGTTTCAACAGCTGGTGCTGAAATTGCAGCTCAAGAAGCAGATCAATCTTTAGCAGCGTCTCAAGACTTAGCAGCTCAAGCTGGTACTGGTGCAGGTGGCGCAACTGCTTTGGCCGCTGCTGCAGCTAAATCTAAACAAGGAATATCAGCAAGTATAGATCAACAAGTTAAATCTAATGAAATGATGAGAGCAAAAGGTGAAGGTGAATTGCAAAGAGCTCAATTAGCTCAAGGTAATTTATCATCACAATTTGATCTTGGACAATCTCAATTTAATGTTGGTGGTCAAAACAAAGCAGCTCAATTTGGTGCACAAGCACAAAACCAAGCAAATCAATTTACAGCAGGTCAAGCTAATACAGCTTCTCAATTTGGAGCTCAAGCAGCTAATCAAGCCGCTAAGTTTGGAGCTCAAGCTAATAATCAATTTGCATTAAGTCAATTTGGAGCTGATGAAAGAAGAGAGCAATTTAATATGAGCAACATAAATAGAAACCAACAAATGCAATTTCAATCAGATAATAAATTTGAACTTGCTAATACTCAATTTGCAAACCAAGGTCAACAATTTAATATTGGAAATCAAATAGGTGCTGATAGATTTGCTCAAGAAAGTTTAATGAGAAATTCAGAATTAAATGCTCAAGGCCAAATGAGAGTTCAAGACATGGAATATGGTAGAGATCAAGATACTTTAAATAGAAGAGCAGGAGAATATCAAGCAACCAAAGATGCTAGAGCAGCAGCTAAAGGTGATCTTATAGGTGGTATAGCAGGTGTTGCAGATATAGGAATGAAAATGTTAAGCGATAGAAGATTAAAGAAAAATATTAAAGAAGTTGCTATTTCTGCGAATGGTTATAAAATTTATAATTTTGAATATAAAGATAACAAACATGGTGAAGGTACTTTTCAAGGTGTAATGTCTGATGAAATTCCAGAATATGCCGTAGCTAAACATGAGGATGGTTTTGATAGGGTAGATTACGGTTTTATAGATGTTGAATTTAAAAAAATTAAATAATGGCAAGCATAAGCGAATGGCAACAGTTCTACGGAACAGGTAATTATGCAGATCAATCAAAGCGAATTGGAGATTCTGTAGAAGAAGCTATAAATCAAAATAGAGTTAGAACTGACAGAAGAAGATTAGCTGAAGATCGTCAAAGAAAGCAAGATTTGGAAGATTATTCCATGGAACAGCTTAAAATACAAGAGTATTCAGCTTTTAATTTTCCAATAGATAGTCAATATGACAACATGGAAAACCAAATGCAAACTGCAGGTGGTTTATTAGCTGACACATATTATAAAGTAGACAACGACGATAGTATGACTACTCAAGAAAGAGCTATGGCTAAAGCTAACGTTTTAAAACAAGTGGGTACGTTAAAAGGCGCTAAAGCACAATATGTTCAAAAAATGACAGCTGGAGCACAAGCTATAGCAACTAAAGGTGTTGGAGGTGCTTCTAGTTACAACAATGAAGAAGATTTAAGTTTTTATGCAACTGGTTTAACACCAGACAATGGAAACTATTTTGAAATGGAAGATGGAACTTTAGTTTTAAAAGGTAAGACTGTTACTGGAGATGAAATAAGTATGCCAGTAAATAAGTTTGATCAAATGTCAACTTTAGCAGTAACACCTACAAATCCAAATGATTCTATAAAAGTAGCTAATAAATTAGCTTACGATAATAATGTTTTTGAAGTAAATGATGATGTTAGAGCTTCTTGGAAAAACACTTATGATCAATATAAAACAAACGTTGGAGAAGATGGTTTAAAATATGCAGCGGCTGATTGGATGTTTATGGAAAGAAAAGAAATTGATGCAATGGCGGAAAATACTGGTGGTCAATTTGGTTATGTTCCACCAGACGCAAAAATAGATGCTAAGACAGGTCAACCTTTGTCAGATGAAAGGTATGAGAATGAATTAGACTATGTAATGGGTAAAAGGTTTCAAGAAATGGGTGAAGCTAATTTTATTAAAGATTCTAAAGGTATTTTAGATAATAGATATAGAGTAGAAGCCACTAGAGCTTTAAAAGCTAAAACAACTGCTGCAGCAAATGCAGGTGATCCAAATGAAGTTTTTAGACTTCAAGAACAAGAAAGATTAGCTAATTCATTTACAAATACAACAGAAAATTTAAACGGATTAGGTTTTAGTCAAAATGACGCTGGAGTATTTTCAGGTAACTTAGAATTAACAGATTCAACAGATAATTCAAAATTAAATCCTAAATTAAAAGAAGCTTTAGGTAAAATGGGATTAGAAGTTGAAGAATTTGGAGATCAACCTATTGTGGATAAAGATACAGGCGAAATACAAACACCTGGTACAGTTGATTATATTAAAATATCAAGACCAGGCGGTAGTACTTCTGGTAAATCAACTAAAAAATCTATAACCTTAAGTCCTGGTGATAATGCGCAAAAAGGTTTGCAAAACATTTTTATAGCACAAGGTTTTTCAGAAGCTAAGGCTAAAGAATTAGCTGCTGGATTTATAAATGGAAACTCTACAGATAACATGAGTTTTAATGAGGCTAGAGCTTCTCAAATAGCAAGACCTGGCAATTTTACACCTTCTGGATTACAAATAATTAATTAATATTAAATATGTTTGAACTTAACGGAACAGAATATACGTTAGAACAAGTTGAAGAAGCCGCTTTGGCTAGTAAAATGAGTGTTGAAGAATACACTCAAAGCACTGGTTTAAAACCACTAAAGACAGAAGCCGTTGTAGTAGACGAGATTGCACCTGCAACGGCGGAAAGCGTAGATACGGAATTGCAATCGGTAGATTCTTTATTGGGATTACAACCTGAAACAGTATCAACAGGCTTTGGTTCTGAAAATACGTTAGATGAAGTAGTTGTAACAGGAAATAGACTTTCTCCAGAATTACAAAAAGAAGCTGATAAATTAGTAGAAGAATTACCTGAAAAAGCTGATAAACTTTTTTCAAATAAATGGCAAGAAGAAAATCAAGTTTATATACCATCGTCTGGATATTCACAAGGTACTTATGTAACTAATCAAGAACCTGAAGATAGAGTTAAATTTATTAAAGAAGCTAAAGCACAGTTAGAAACAGAAAATTTTGGTGGAAATTTGTTAACTGAAGATCAAGTTTTAAATAAAGCAAAAACACTTTGGCAACAAGATCAAGAAAAAGGAATAGCAACTGAAGTTGTTGAAACTAAATTAGGTAGCTTAAATATTTTTGAAGCAAATGAAGCTCAAAAATTAAAAAACAAAGAATCTAGGATTAGTTTAAAAAATCAAGAATTTGATAAAGAAGAAACTAAAAAAATAAAAAATAGAATTGAAAAAATTCAAGAAACAGCAAAAAACACAGCTGCTTATGCTCAAGGTTTAAAGAAAACATATTCAACTGAAAAGGAACTTGAAGATGCTCAAATAGAGTTTAAAGGCTATATGGATGAATTAAAAATTCTTGATAGTTTACAAGATGAAGAGTTCTCTAAAATAGGAGAAATAAATGATTCACAACAAAGAAATGCAGAAGCTTTAGACATAGTTAGAAGAAATTATGGAACTTCAGAGGTTTTTGCAGGAGCTTTAGCTGCGTCTACAATAGATATAGCGTCGGGATTATACGCAACACCTAGATGGTTAAAAGAAAGTGCTGAAAGTATAGCTAGTGATATAGCTGGTAAAGAAGTAGGAATACCAAGCTGGATGGTTAATATGGCTGTTCCTGGTTTTGGAGCTTTGTTTGGCGAAACATCTAAAGATATTAATGATTATTTAGGAAATATATCTGAAAATATAAGAGGCGGAATAGCTAAACCAGTTGAGGTTTCTAATATTAAAAATGCTGGACAAGCTGGAAATTGGATTGGAAATTTAATTGGATCTCAATTGCCAATAATGGCTACTATGATAACAATGCCTAATGCTTCTTTAGCTATGTTAGGAAGTTCTGCAGCTGGAGGTAAGTTTCTTGAAATGGAAAAAGAAATTGATAATGGCCAAGAATATAGCGGATTACAACTTCTTATGGCTCCAGCTATGGTTGGAGGTGCAGAATATTTAACCGAAAGAGTTAGTTTAGGTCAATTAAACAGAATAACAAAAGCTTTTAAAGGAGAAAACACTCTTATAGATAGTGCCAAGAGGTATATAGCTAATGATTATGTAAATTGGGCTAAAGATATGGGTATGGAAGGTGGAGCTGAAGTTGCTGCAACTTATGCCGAAAACATAGCGGATAGATTTCTTTTAGGTAAAGAAGATGTTTCTTTAACAAGAGGTTTAGTTGATTCTTTTGCAAGTGGTGCTGTAATGAGTGGTTTTATTTATAAATTTCCAGTTGCAGGATCAGCTGTTTTAAAAGCAATAACTGGTCCAAATGTTATTGATGAAATGGTTACTGGTAACGATTTAATTAAAAGTTTATCTAAAGAATTAGTTAATCCTAAATTGTCGTTAGAAGAAAAGTCATCTATACAAAATGACATTAATGACATAAGATTAAAACAGACTAAACTGCTTAAAAAATCAGTAGACGGTTGGGATAATTTAAATAAATCTCAACAAAAAAGATTATTTGAAATAGATAATATAAAAAGAAATGTAGGTTTAGATATTGGTAAAATAGCTAGAGGAGAAGGCGTTAATGCTAAACTTAGTAAAGAAGCTAGAAACGACAAAGCTAGAATTCAAATTGCCAGATACGATGCGCTGCAAGATGAAAAAGATCAAATTACTAGTTTAGCTGATGAAAAAAACTTTAATGGAGCAACTTTTGCGCTTGAACAATTTGAACAAGAGGTTGTTAAAGGTAAAGTTCCTGAAGGAAACTATGTAGCAACTAAATCATTTATATTAAGCGAACAATTAGATAAACTTTATAATAAAAGAAAGGAAGCTGTAACGCCAGCTGAAATGAAGTTTTTAGATTTAAAGATTAAAAACACAGAAGAACAATTAAAATTTATAACACCTAAAGCAGCTGGTTTAAGTATAGATTTAAATTTACCAACAATAGCTACATCTAAAAATATTGTTCAATTAGGTAAAGCTTTTGTAGCTAAGTCTCAAGAGCTTTTAGCTCAAAAAAACAGCAAACAAATAACTCAAGAACAGTATCAAAAACAATATAAATTAGTTAAAAATGCTTTTGTAAATAAAAGAAGTCAAATACAAGAAGTTAAAGGAAAAACTAAAAGTGATAAATATACTAAACTTCAAGATTTCTACAACAAAAGCTTAGATAAAAATGGTAATTTTATTGAAAATACTAAAACTTCTAATGAATTTGGAAAAATTGTTGGTGGAATAGTTGAGTCTGCTACAAAAAGACTTTATGATAATATACCATCAGATTTAAGAGATGTAACTAGAGATCAGTTTAAGAAAAATCTAGAAGATGATGCTTTTCTAATGATAAATAGAGAAAATTTTGATCCTTCTTTACAATCTTTAGATAGATTTATTAGTAATAGATTAAACTTAAGAGCTAATAGAGTTGCTACAAAATCAGCAAAACAAGATGGTTTTACAGAAAGTATAAGTGAGAATCCTAATTTAGGTGCATCTGTTTTAGAAGACGTACAAGAACAAGAAGAAGCGAGACAAGCTATTGAAACAGCGAGAGCTATGCAAATTCCAGATTCAATAATTAATAAAGCTCGCAAAGCAGCCATGTCAGCATTGTCTACTATTAGCAATAAGGTGGATGCAACTAAATTTAAATCTGAAATAGCTAAAACACTTAAAGATGTATTATATTCTGATTTAAAAAATTTATTTGGTAAAAACACAAAAACAAAACAAGATTTTACAAAAAATCTTAAGGAAAACATAAGACCTTTTTATGATGTTCTTACTACTGAAAGTATGCGTAAAGCTAGAAATAACAAAACAGGTATTAATCCTTTTGTTGAGCTAGGTTTATTAGATGTTGACGGTAATAAAGTTGCTTTTGAAAACATAGATCAACAAGCTTTTATTGATTTTTATACTAAAGTAGATAATACTAAAAAAGGTGATGCACAAAAGCTTTCTGATAGACGTATGAATCTTATAGAAGCGGTAGCATCGTCATTAGGCGCTGCTCAAGCTATAGATTTATTAAACAATGATGCTGGTGTTAGAGAAAAGTTTTTAAGTAGACAAGCGCAAGAAAATGAAACAGCTAAAAAAGGATTAGACTTGTTAATTCCTAAAGGTTTTACGTCAACAATGATTGATATGTTGAATAAAATATCTTCATTGAGATCAATAAATCAAGTAACAGATTTATTAGGTATAGGAAGAGTTACTGTTAATGATTCTAATAGATTAGAAAAACAAGAACAAATGAAAGCGGCTGTTATTGCTGCTGAAATACCAAGCTGGATGCTTGAAGGTTCTAAGTTTGGTAATTTTGCTAGAAGAAAAGTAGATGGAGTTTATGTTAATTTACCTAAAAAAGGTGGTTTATATTGGGGTACAAAAGATCCCGCTTATATAGAAGCTTTAGAATTAGCTAAAACTTTTGATAATAATTATGATGTAAAAAAACCTAAACGTGTAAGTATTTTAAAAGCTTTTACGGCTGAAGGAAAAAAACAAGGTGAAATTAATTTAAAAGCTTTAGAGTTTTTAGCAAACAAATTAGCTAACTCAGTTGCAGAAAATAAGATGTCTGTAGAATTAGCTTCTTTATTTATATCTTCTGGTTACCAAGCCACTACGGGTATAATAAAAATTGCCGCTCCATTTAGATATAAATCTAAATTAATGGAATATGGTATTGGTTTTAAACAAAAACAAGGAGAAAAATTTAGAGAAGAACACAATCCTCCAGCTTCAGTAATAGGTGCAACATTGATATGGGCTATAGCAAATAATAAAGTTGCTGAAATAATGCCTTATATTAAAGATAATTATTACCAAACACAACTTTCTAAAAAAGATGATGAGCGTATTGACAACGCTAAACTAGATGCTACTTTACCTGAAGGTTTTAGTATATTAGATAATCCAATAGTAAGATTAGCTAAAGCAGGAATTGATTTAAATTCTATAATAAATCCTGAAACAGGAAAAACTATAGCTGAAGAAAATAATGTTCAAAGCGCTAGTACTCCTGATGCTGTAGCTGCATCTAATGCTGCTGCTGTAGAAAATAACATTGATCAAGTAGAAAACTTAATTGATAGAGCTATAGCTAAATTAACTGAACTTACTGGAGACAATGGTACGTTGCAAATGAATCTTGGAGCGGTGCCAATTAATGTTTTAATAGGTGGACTTAGAGCTACTAAATTAGCTTATCAAGGTGGTAAGTCTATGTTAAATGCTATAAGCACTGGATACAACTCTGTAAAAAAATACATGAGTGAAGCTGAATGGACTGATTTTGTTGGTAAAGCTACTTATGAAGTTAGAAACGAAAAAAACTTTGCTCAAGTAAAATTACAAATAATGTCTGAAGATGGTATTGCTAAAATGCAAGAGCAAGTTCGTCAGGGTAATTACAGTTTATTAAAAGATTTTGATATAGATATAGATGGTTTAACAACTGATCAAATAATAGAAAAATTAGATATACTTAGAAAAGCTAAAGTAGTAGGATCTAACACAAAAGCGCCTACTAAAAAAGCTAGAGTATTTGATTTTGACGATACATTAGCTAAAACTAATTCTAAGGTGCTCTACACGCTTCCAGATGGAACGCAGGGTAATTTAGATGCTACACAATTTGCTGAACAATTTAGTGAGTTACAAGATGCGGGAGCAACTTTTGATTATTCAGAATTTAGCCAAGTAAAAGAAGGAAGCAAAGGGCCTCTGGCTATTCTTGCTAAACGTTTTACAGAAGCTAAAGGTGATAGAGATGTTTTTGTATTAACTGCTAGACCAGCAAATGCTAATATAGCTATACAAGAATTTTTAAGAGCTACTTTAGGTATAAGTATACCACTGCAAAATATAACTGGACTTGCTAACGGTAAGCCTGGTGCTAAAGCTATGTGGGTTGCTGAAAAAGTATCTGAAGGCTATAACGATGTTTTCTTTGCTGATGATGTTGCTGCTAACGTAAAAGCTGTCGCTGATATGTTAGATAATTTAGGTGTTACCAAAAGAGTACAACAAGCCAAAGAAAGTGGTCAAAGAAGTCTTGAAGATGAAATGGATTCACTTATAAGAGGTAAGAAAAGATCTAAAATAGGAAAACTATTAAGCAGATTTAATATATACATACCTCCAGGAGCTGATGACTTTG